TTTCGGCAGGCATGTTAAATGTGCCATTTTTAAATTCTTCTACAAGCAGCTGGAATTCAGATACTTCTTTCAGGTCTTCAAAGTTTTCAAAAACTTCATTGATAGCAGTGTTATATTGCTGCTGTTCAATGTTTTCTTTGAATTCTGTAAGAGCCTGAACTTCTGCATTATCTGTAGAATGATTTTCTTTGTATTCATCAAATTCTTTAGTCATTGCTTCAAGTGTCGCATTGATAGTGTCAAGTTTAACAACTTCTTCACTAGTAAGATATTTCACAAATACTTTTTCTTTTGTGCCGTCCAATGTTGCTGTACCTTCAGATTCAATAAATGTATAAGCCCATCTGAAATTCTGAGATGACCATTCACCGTTATAAATTTCTTCAGATACATAAGCAAAATTATCATCGAAGTCAAGCAAGTAATATGAAATACGCTCAACAACGCAGCCATCATCATCACGTTTTACATAATTAGGCAATGCGCCTTGGATAGCTCTGCGCTTTGTTTCATATGTGGATGTGAATTCTTTTGTTGGTTCAACTACCACACCTTCAACTGCTACGCCATCATCTGTTTCTTCTACAACAGTGCCTTCAACTGCACCTGCTTCAAAAGATTCTTCAATTACTGTTTCTACTTCAGCAGTTTCTGTTGTTACAGCGTCCACATGAGCAACGTCTGTAAATTCAGTAGTAACTGTAGCTACTGTTTCAATTCCGTCAGCTGCTCTGTCAAGTTCATTCACAACAGCGTCGTTTATAACTTTTGTGTCCAATTTCTCTAATCCTCCTTCTAAACTAAACTGTTTGAGGTCTTCAAGCATAAGAGAGAATTGCTTTGTATAATCACTAACTGCTTTATCTGTACCAATTTGCATACAAGCATCTTCAAAGCAAGGCTCAACTCCAATTGCACACAGGGCAGCAAATTCAAACTCATTAATCGTGCAGCTACCATCTTTTTCTACAGTATAGCTGTCACCATCATAGAGATTGATTTCCATACTTTGCCCAACCTCTCCCTGTGATAAAATGTAGGAAGTAGCAGGAGCACGGTTCCATAACAGAACTTCTGTCATCAAATATTCTGTACCATTAACATCCTCCCACCATTGTTTTGCACTCTCAGGCACTATGCCAAAAGGTGTCGTTGCATTTATAATCTGCATCTTACCCTCGGAATCGGTGACAATCTTGAGGTCGTGTCCACCAAGAGTATTTGTCTCGATGCTATAATTCGCAACCAACGGTACATTTTTCAAAGAGGGGAGAGCTTTATTAAAAGTTTCCTTACTGATATTACTATTGTTTCTGTTGTGACCAGCATAGGCTATTGCACACTGACCATACTTAAATGTTTTGTTGACAGGTTTAACTTGAGAAAAATTCATCTGAAAATTGAGTCCCAATCTTCGTTTGTCCATTTTTTGTTGTCACCACCTTCCATTTTGAGAATTAAAAGTCAATCCGTACTGAATCTGATAAAATGCACTTATCTTTTAATACAGGATTGTTTATATCAAAAGAAAACTGTGATGCTTTTTTAAGGCACCACAGTGGTTTCTTTTCAATATCATAGGTGAGAGACACTAAAGTACAACCTGCTGACAAAAGCATATCTTTTGCTTTTTCATCAATTGTATATATAAACATTATGCCCTCTTTTCTTTATTATTGTTTTTCCTGAGTTTTTTCGCCCTCATCGGTGATTTCTCCGACTTCACCTACGGGACGACCAGCTTCACCTTCAGAATCTGTAGGAGAAGTGCTCATTGTGTTTGAACTCTGCAAAGGTTTAAATCTGCCTACAAGCCCTAATACTTCATTTTCAAGATAGCTCAAACCTTCTGCATCATCTGGGTTTAAACCAACCGTTGCACAGTAGGCACTGATTGTTGGCATACCATATGTCGCAGCTTTAAGATATTGGTCAGCCATTTCTTTTCTGTTGAATGGGCTGCAGTCAATAAAGTTGATTTTAAAATCTTTGCCAAAACTTTGACTATGAAGCAAGCGGTTCAAAGCATCTTCGATACTTTTTACGATGCTAAAAGTAATTGCCTGGTCAGCTTTGATGGAAAGTGCCAGAGCATTTGCGGAAGCTTTATCATTATTAAACAGCAAACTGGAAACACCAGCTTCAGAAAATACAGTGCTTTCTGCCTCTGCAACTTTGTCAACATCAGTGGCTCCGCTTTTATTGAAGTCAATCTTCTCAATTGGCATTGGTGTCAACACGCTGCCAATCTGTGATGGCAATACGCCACTAAGATTTGACCAAAATTCTTTTGCCTTATTAAAGTCCATATCCCAATGGCCATCTGTCATACCAAGACGCATCACAAGCAAAGCATAGTTTTCAAGCTCTGTCTGGGTCAGTTTCAAGTCCTGATAATCTGCCAAATCATAAATGGAAGCCAACACTCCAGCCATAGGTGGTAATGGATAGTTTTTAATATCATCATTCACTTTGATAGCAAAAGAAGTAGGGGAGTCTAAATCCTGATAACGTAATTTTCTATCTCTTTTATATGCATTGTATTTTGTTGTAAATTCTGCAGGATATAGAGGCAAATATTTAGCATTACGGTCAAAATAAGAAAAGTCGAAGTTTACATTCGAAACATTCCCTTCGATGGACGCAATAGTACAATATTCACTTGGTAACTGTTGAATTGTAACGGTATCGTTATATACCCAGCAGGTTGCATAATATACGTCTTCACGTAAGCATACTACAAGAATATCTCTGCCCTGAGTTTTAATATTCATTGAATCAACAAAGGAAATAGTTTTCAGCCAATTCTTTTTCATCTTATCTGGCTTTGTTTTTGTAGTATCAATATTATTTGTACTAATATAGTATGAGAGGTCGGTAAGGCCCGCAAAATACTGGATAATTCTCCAAAAACGAGAATATGCTCCATAAGCATAAATTACTGAATCTCTGATACTTACTTCATTCTGAAATGGGTCTTTCAGATATTCTTTAATCTGTGCCTTTGTGTATTTATTAAAGGTTGGAGAGTTAGGATTGTTGTTCATATCTCTCAAGATTACACGGTTAAGTGTTTTTGCATAATCTTGGCGTCGAGCAGTCCCACCTTTTACCTGTGAAAAATCTCTCTTATTAAAATTAAAATTCAAGCTTTCTTGTGCAGAAGCACTCAAATTTTTGCTTGAATTTTCTTCATCCATATTTATTTTTTTAGTTGCCAAAGGTATCATCTCCTTCCTCTAACATTTGGTGCCCTAAACAATAAGGTATTAAAATCAAAATTATCCGTTTCATCTTCTTCGTTAAGCTGCAATTCAAGCTGGGTAATAAGCCAGTAATTGTACGCCAGACTAGAATATCTGTCTTTACGGAATCCTGCTTTTTCATAAACTCTTATCATATTGCTCTTAGGCTCATATTTTAGGTTGATAAGCTCATTTATCAACAAAGTTGTATTCATATATGGCATCTTCAACATAAGCTGTGATGACATATCTAAGTTTTTATAACCCTTAATATCTTCTAAAATGTTTTCCTCCGCATCATCATCATTGATTAAAAGACGAATTTTACCTTGTTTAAAACTTTCACGGAGTAACAATGCACACTCGGAGTTAAACTTATCAGTTGCTTTCACACTATAAATAACCTTTGGCGCATTTTTCACTTTGCAACGCGCAGCCATTTCATCATTATTTATACAGGAAATAGCAGGGTAGAGAATACTCATTTCAGGGTCATAGATATCACGAATTAACTGGTCATAAACACCAAGACCATTCAATTTTGTTATCCTGTAAGTTTTTTATCTTACAGTTCTGATGATTGTTCTTCTCATCAGTTCAGCATATTTTTTTATCTATATAAGATAGGGCGGCCTCGTGGAAATATTATTTCAATTTCTATGCGTTGCCCCTGACTACGTAGTAGCCTTCGGTTCAGGTTAGCATTTCAGCCTTCCTGCTTAATTCCGCCCAGTTCACCCAAATGTCACCATCTGGGGCGGCAATTTAATTTACCGGCTGTGTCTTGAATCAACCAGTCACAGTCAAATTCGTGAAAATATCGACGTGCAACCAACGCCAATTCATCCGTTGTAACATCTTCAACGTTTTCTGTATAAATTACATTTGTAATGTAACGTTTTGATGTATTTGGAATCAGTTGTGTTATAAAAATCGAAGATGCGTCATTGTCACGCTTTTTTGAACTCATCAAAGCAACGTCAAGACTTAAAATACGTACCTCTCCAGGTTGCTTAGGAGGTATCTTCAATTTCTTATCTGAAAGTAAATTGGCAATTTTAGAGGGATAATAGGCCCTTTCCAATTTACGTAATTTAGAAATATTATTATATTCAAACAAAGCACCATCAGCGGAACCTTGCCATAAACATTCCATTTCCATAGAATGCGTCAGTTCATTAAAGTCACTTTCAGACATTTCATCCGCTAACTGGTCAGCGTCTAACAATCCAGACATAATAGAAAGTTGATATGGCAATCCACAAAGAAAATATCTTTTTGTTGTGTCCAAAAAGTTGTTAGCATAGGATAGCATTTTTGCATATGACCAATGTGCAACAAACCAAGCAGAACTAAGATAAAATTCTTTGTTACGCTCAATATATTTCTTTTTGTTTTCTTTATATTTTGGTTTATCCATAAATTTTGGCTGTCTTGGTGTTGACAGGAATTTTTTCAAAACCATATTGATAATACTGAGGTCGAGCATACGAAATTCATCATATCGTGTGTTATCCTGTAGGTTTTTTATCCTACAGTTCTTATGGTTTCCCATAAGTCCAGCATATATTTTCACCCTCGTTTAACGTTAGGTTTGCAAGATACTACTTCTTGCTCATACTGTCCTATAGACAATAGTGCCGAACACTCGTGGTGGAATTATTCTTTCGTCATCCACTATGCGTTACAATGACAATGCCTCATTACTTGCATTGTTTATCTCGGTATCAGCATATAATTCTTTATCTAATATTTTTTCAAAATTTTGTGCCTCAAAATAAGGCAAACGAATTAATTTAATATTATGTTCTTGACAATACCTAGTCTTAATATCATCGCGGCGTGTAATACTTTCAAGACTAGAATGTGGATTAGCATGTTCAAATTTATTGGCCATATAATGAAATTGGCCGTCAACTTCAATGCAGATGTTTTTATCCTCAATATAATAATCAAACGGTAATACTCTAATATGCATACAATCATCAAAACGTTTTTCTTTAACATATTTGATGTTATTTTTTGCAAAATATGTTTCAACAATATTCATATAACTTGATTGTCGAAGACTACATCTGGGACATCCTTTGCCTCTTAATAAATTATCAGGAGAAATATCATATACATGTCCACAAGCAAGACGTCTTACAGTCAAAGGCTGTCTTGCCTTAACATATTCGCCCAAGATTTCATATGTATTGGGATATTTTATGTCTACTTCATGTTGTAATGTTTGTTTTGTTTTGAAGTGATTTTTCCCAGAACAAATATAACATCCTTCTTTAGTTTTTCCTGTCATTTTTGCAGGACTTTTAAAAATTATATGACCACAATGCTTACATAACAATTTAACTTTTGTCTCGTTATTAACATATTCAGACAATACATCAAATTGATTATTAAATAATTCATTCAACAAATTTTGAAAGTCGGAGGTAGTACGTTTTTTACTCATAAAATACCTCCGATATTAAATTTTTTCTATTACTTAGCTTTCACCGATTTTGCTCGGTTTCAACTGTATATTTCTATACAGCCAGACAATTTTATTTATCAGTATGTTAGCTCTCATAAATCGAGAGTTATCGTTTGCTGTCGCAACTTTCATAATTGAACCGTTGCGAAACTCAATATAAGCGTCGGATTGATTAACGACAACTGTTTTAATTTCATTTCTTAAATTTGCCGATTTCGGCATCAAAAGTTCAGTTACCTTTTCAAGAACACCTATGGCCTGTTTTCGTGTTTTGGAGGTAACAACAATAATAGTACCCGGATATAAAATACACCGTATAACACAGAATACTGCAATCAAAAAAGACTTGCCAAGGCCGCGAGCAGCAATGAACATGAAGTTTGTACTTATATTCATCATCACAATAAGTATTTTTTGAAACAGATGTAAATTTATATCCAGATACTCTTTTGCACAGCGATGAGGATTTGCACGATAATATGCTGTCATTCGCGCAACAGCATTCATTATCTTTGCTGATTTCTCTTGAGCAACTTCAATATCTGTTTTCACATTATCAGACATTGGAATCACCATCCTCGTCAGACATAGCAGCTTTTAATATATTAGCAATTTCAGCGTTTTCCTCGTCTTCACCATCTGCAAAAGTATTACGACGCTCAACAGAATACTTAGCCTTTTCACGTTCATATTCTTCAGCAGCATCATTTTTAATACCAAGCATTTTACATAAATGGCCTTGGAACCATACTGTGATAAAGCGTTTAATTCCGTCTACATCTTCAAAATCTGGGTCGGGCTCTGGTATTGGGTCTTCATTTTCCCATTTTTCAATGAGAGTGCCCAAGGTATTGGCTTCAACCATAGCATTATTACGTGCCTGTTTAGGCTGTAAGTTTGCAGTACCCAAAGTATCCTGAAAACTTTTTGTTGCACTATCCAAACCTTTCTGGTCATTGGCTGCGGCTGCTTTACGTATTCTTAATTTTAAAATACTCAATATCTGGAACAGTTCTTCCTGTGCCTTTGTAGAACACTCATAACGGGTAACCCAATCCTTATATTCCTTTTGTAAAAACTGATATTCAGACTGAGTATAACCAGGCCCAAACACATCTACCGTTTTTTCAGCTAATACTTTTTTATCTTCATTTACTTTATCAAGGTCAGCCTTGGTATGTATAAGTAAATCTTCAGCCCTCAAACTGTCATCGAATGTTTTGCCTTTATTCTGTACACGATTAACAGCTGTCATATAACTGCTAAACAATGAACCCGTCGCTACACTTGTTTTATTGGCAGAGTCAATCAATGTGTCGTCATAATACAGGTCAAGCCTCATGCACATTCTGCGCATTGCTTTTAACTCATTGCCATATTCCAAATAATAGTCTTTAAACATTTCCTTGCAACAAGTTTTGCACAGTGTCATATAATGGTCATTACCGTCATATGTGCGACTGTTAGAGAAATAAAAATATTTCTGAGGGTCACCTGATGTCTCCAATCCACAACGACTACATTTATAGTTTTTTGGAACTGGAGCAGGAGGGAGAACAGGTTTTGTAATTTTCTTTTTTGTAGCCATGCTCCACCTCCTCTTTATCTAAATCTGATATCGTATGTACAAACCAAACCGTTTTTGTCGCAGATTGCAACTGTCTGTTCCGGCTTATTCATTAAACGATTGTCAACTGCAAAATTATCCACACCAGACAAACAACCGGACTCAATCACTTTGGTGTCATACACAGTTGTCAAGGCATTTGTATGTCTATGACCTGCAAACACATAGGCAGGCTGTTTTCCAGTTACAAGTGTAAGTTTCTGAACAACAGTTTGTGGATTGTCTTTATCGCCGTGTACTGCATATGCCAATTTATCTTTCACATAGAATTTGCCAATACTTTCGTCAATCTCATTTTTAACAAATTCTACATGTGAGCAATTCTGTAATTTTGCTTTACAATAAAAGGGAATAAGTTCATCAAAATTTTCACCTTTTACGTGAGCATCTTTATTGGCTGTTGCACGACTGTGATTGCCTGCAACATTAATAACTTTTACTTTGCCAAAACATTTTGCAATTTCTGCGATAAACTCTGAAATAGTTTCTGATACCGAAATAATCTGTTCAACTACATTTTCACGATTCTCAACTCTGAGATTAAAATGTATGTTGCCACTGACTAGGTCACCACCACAAACTACATAGCAAGTTTCACACTTGTGTCGTTCAGCAATCTGTTTCACTTTTGCAGCATATTCGCGCAGTCTCTCGCGCATAACACGAGCATTATATTCATTCCAGTAATTATTAATCCAAATACCAGCATGAATATCTGTCAGGTGCACAACCATGTCACAACCATTTTCGGTTAATGTTACTTCTGGCACCTCAATTTTTTCATAAGCTTCAAGTTTATATTTGAAAATATCTTTAAGACTTTCTTTACGTGCCGCGCTTGCAACAGCACGCTTATAAGCTGCGCGCTCGTCACGAATTTTGACCATATCTTTTTCAAGAAGCTGACGCTGTTCTTTAATTTCAGCCAACAGTTTCTGGTCATCAGTAAGCTTGTCCATATGGACGTCATATACTCTTTTAAAAGACTGATACATTTTGCGATATGCGCTTGAAGTTCGGTTATAGCCAAGAGTTTCATTGATTATAACTTTGACATCTTCCCAAGAACCAATACTATCTTTGGCATCACATACTCTGAAAATGTACGCAATCTCGTTTTCATTTTCATATCTTTTAAAATTCATTTTCTTCCTTTTATTTACTCCATTTAATATCAAAAAAATCTTTTGCAATCTGTGGATATTTGCATTCAAAATCAGTCATATATCTCATTTGACTTTTTCGCCCTAAACTTCCACAATATAAACAATATTCGCGAAAAGACATTTTTTTAAAAAAGCTTGGCTGATTACACCAAGCGGCAATTGTGTCATACAGCCCTCTGTATGGAGATTGCTTATAATCTGCATATCTCATAACATATGGCAATGAATGATATGTCATTAAAAGCCGAATACGCTTAAAAAGGTCTATAATATCTTGGCACCAAAATAATTCATCATAATTTCCTGGACAAGAATGGTTATATCCACAAAAACAATAAAATTTTGGAACTTTATCTGTATAATTACGTAATAAGCGTAATTTAGATTCTATAATTGAGGCGTCTGCTAAATTATCAAATGCAAATATATAATCACCTATCCAATTTGAACTAAATAAGACTTTGCACTTTTCTTCATTCAACAAACGTTCATCAAGTCCTTGCTTAAATTGAAATTTTTTACCTGTCATATTCAATTCATCAAAAATATCTGACCATTTTTTGCATGCCAAAACATTATCATCTAATAAACAAATATAGGGACGGTAAATATCTAAAAATTCTTTTACATGACTATGTATAAGACATTCTTTATAATTTTGATTGACACAAAAAGAACATTGTCGAATACACCCGCGGCTCATAAATCCAATTGAATATTTTGTATAATATTGAAACTCTTTAGCTGGTATTCCTAATTGTATTTTCTGATTTACCCATTCATCATAAAGATGATAATCTGGGAAAGCATGCTCAATCTCAAAAGCAAGAGGAGGGGCTTTATCATAAAAAAATCCGGTTCCTCCATATATCACTTTTGTATTATTTACAATAACATCAGGTACATCCGTATCGGTAAATACTTTCGATAAAAATATTAGTTCAAATCCGTCGATACTTTTCTCATCTAAAATGAGCTGAACTTCATGGCCATAATGTTTATAATATGAAGAAATTTTCATACATGCCAAATTAGGAAAACGATGTTTTTTGCGCCATAATAAATCAGCATCAATAATACCTATCTTCATTTTCTTCCTTTTATCTAACAAAAATAGCAGAGGTTATTCCTCTGCAAACATATACTTCATTAAATGCATAATTACAGGTACACACCAGCCGTTGCCAATTTGCTGATATGCTCTGGTATCACTGACTGGGAATTCATACCAGTCGGGAATGCCTTGTAGTTTTTTGCATTCATTGACTGTTAATTTTCTTATAATATAAAAACCGTCAGATAACTTAATGTCATACTGACGGCCTTTAATATCTATCTTATTATTTTTTACTTCATATACTGGGTATTCTTTACCATCTGCTGCACTTATTGCAGTTATCGGAATATCACCATCAAACTGGACAGGAATTGCATATAAGCCAGTCTTGCCACCAGCTCCACCAGCGTTACCTTTTAATGTAACTGATTTTCCGTTGATGTCATAAATGCGAAGTCCCTGGCTTGTTGATAATTCACCATTGGGGCGCGGTAATGCTCCAACTTGGCGGCATCCCACATATTCAGCAACACCGCTTGCGCCATAAGAACTATTCCAGCCACCAAGCATATTAGATGGTGAAGTCTTAGAATATTGAGCTTTTATAGTTAAGCTTTTCCCATCAGGACGAGCGTTGATTGGCTCACAACAAATATCAAGAATATCTTTAAGTAAAATGCCCATATTTTCAGGCTGTGGTATTACGATTTTCTTATAAGTACCATCCGCCTGTCTTATGCCACACCAGTATACGCGTTTGCGTGATTGAGCTGTCAATAAAGCAGCATCTACCATGACAGGCTCAAAACCAAATTCATCTGAGATAGCTTTTTTAATAGTAGGGGACATACTATCATTGTTTTCATATAAAAAGTATTTTGGTTTGGCTTCTTTCAGACCCCTTGCATACTGCGAAAACAAATCCCATCCCATTCCATTTGCTTCGGTTTCGCGACCTTTTGTTTTGGCGGACGACCAAAATACACACGGCGAACCACCAGCAAGCAAATCAATTCCTTCATACGCTGTAAAATCAGCAGTAAAAACATCGCCACAGTGCTCTATCATAGGAATGTTATGTGTGGAGGATTGTATAGCATACTTATCAATCTCATACGCTACATAACGGTCTACTGTTTGCCCCCCCCTCCGTGAGGGCAATATAGGCACAACCCATACCGTCAAACAAACTTAAAACGTTCAAATCCTTTTATTCCTTTTTATTCAAATTAAAAACAGCCGGATTTTCATCTGGCTGTTCATTGTATTCATCAAGCATTTTCCAACGAAACTTTCGGTCTGTTGGCACAAGTCCTTTATCTTCTAATTCAAATCTTTTATCAAAATGATGGACAGTGATACCTCCAGGTTTAAAACTTACAGGACTATCCAAATCCCACTTGAGTAATATCTGCCATAAATCTGGATAATTCTTGCGTAGCTTCCTCAATTGGTCTACACCTTGGTTATGACAAAACCAACATCCACCACGCTGCGCTTCTGTATAAATTGGGGAGAGAAGATTGTTATCGGCACACCATTTTCTGCAATATGCTTCATCCCAACCCATTTCTACAAGAGGTAATTTGATATCAGATTTTATACTATGACGGGCAATACGTTCTGGTTCATCAGCAGCAATGCCCAAATATTGCACAATATTTATATCTGCACCTTGTGCAATGGTGCCGTCTAAAAACACTGGTCTTGAGGCTGGTACACCAATTTCCTCGTTTGATTGAAATTGGAAACCCGTAGGGCAGAGGTTTTGAGCTGGCTTGTACACCATTGTCCTTTGAGCATTGGGAAGCCCCATATATCTGCTCCATACCCCCTCACGGAGGTTTTCTTGCGATTCGGTACTCGATAAAAACATTTTTCGTAAGTCAGCTTCTCGAGACATTGATTGCAAGATGTTGGATTTGAGTCTACTTGTGCACCACGCTCCAACAGCATATGGGAAGCCATAGATACGTCCAGCATTTCTGCCTTCATTAATGTAGGTATAGAATTGCTTTTCGTAAGTGAGCTTGTACTCTCTCTCTCTCTCTCTCTCTCTCTCGGTCTCGCACATACGTGCTCGACCACAATACCATATTTTTCTTTAATTATTTCATCTGCTTTACGTTTGAACTCTACCATTGGTGGTAAATCTGCCGGAATTTCATCAGTAGCCCAAACATCTGCAGTTATAATACGGTCAAGAGGCCATCCTAATTGCTTTATAGCTTCAAGCATAGCAAGACTGTCTTTACCATAGCTTATAGAAGCAACATATTGTGTCATTATTTACCTCGTCTGATTTCCATCAATTTCTGTACAAAATGTCTTTCTTCTGGGAGGTAATATGTTTTTGCTCGTGCTTTTCTTTTGTTTGTTGTAGTAATTCTCAAAGAAGGAAATGCTTCTCTAAGTTTCATAGCTTCTTCACGGTTAATTTCAATCATTATAATTTCTCCTTTTATTTCCTTTTATTTCACGAAAAATGGTATAAAAGTTTGGTATACAATAATGGCATAACAAACTGGCTTACATTTATTCGTATTCATATATACCAATAATTTTTTGGCAATAAAAAAGACCGCCCAAATGGCGGTCTGATTTTCTAAAATTTAATCTTTTGTACAAAGCCACATTTTTTACAGCGGTAAACCATTAATTCTGCATATGGCATATTATCACGGGCGTTATTGTACAGACCAACTTCTCGGATAAGCTCCCAGTCGTGTCTGCAAAACAAACTACGGATATACAAAAATATTGTTCTCATTTATCCTACTTTTACTGTTACCAATTCCATACCATCAAATGTCATAACAGTATCTCCTTTCATTCATTGAGTTTTTCTTGCATAATTGCACTAGCTGTAGACAGGAAAACTCTAACCTTGATAGAATTCTATCTGCAACACTCAACAGCAAAGCATTACAGGTCATTGAATTTGGTACCACTGGCGGGACTTGAACCCGCAAGAATATCTCAATTCTGCAGAATTTTAAGTTCTGTGTGTAAGCCAATTCCACCACAGTGGCATATATCGTTTCACCGAAGCTCTCTGCTGCCAGTTGCAGCCGACAGCAGGCTTCTTGGGAGAACCATCATAAAAATAGGAGACCAATATCTGCAAATATCTATCTCTTGAAAACGCAGGTTCAAAAAGTTTTTGTTCCAAATCCCTCACTGGGACACATTCAGAGGCGTGCTGAGATTTTAACCTCAGCGGGTTGCGCATAAATAGGTGCGGAGGGTCTTATCTTGCTTTAATGCCTTATAGGCTTTGTTGTAAAACTGTTATTTCTTCGCACTCCTATTATTGAGTTGCCTACTTTAACAGTTTGATTTAAAAGCGAAGGCTTGGTACGGATGGCAGCAAGTAGCCAGAGCCGTGCCTCCGTCTGTTTTTGAGGAGAACTTCCCCTCGACTCGGTTGACCAGGGACTTTCGACCAGCCCAA